CATCATGGACAGACCTGCAAATGATGAACAGTTCAAGATCGAGACACACAATCTCAGGACACTCAAGCAAGAGGAGGATCTCAACTAATGGAATACGATGACCTCATGAAACAAGCGGAGGAGCATAACAAGCAGCTCCACCGTACCAAGGACATCAATGTTGCTGACTGTCTGACATACCAAGACAGGGACGCAATAGCACAGATCATAGACAAACGTGTTGCCAAAGAATACGGTGACATGTATCCATTCAGATGGTCGTTCTCATGTAGCGGACACTTTATCTGCTAATGAGTACACCACACGCACAAGAACGCCTTGAAACTATCTTTGAAGAAGTCAAGGCAGCTTTCCCTTACTATGATGAGGACAAGCAAGCTGAGATCGCTATGAAGCGGTTTGACGAAGAGCTAGTATGAAGGCATGTCTCATCATGTTTGCTATCGCTCTTGGGATGCAGGGCTGCCAGTACACCGTGTTCTTATACAACAAGGACAACCCACCAACTAAATCAATCAGAATATGGTAACATGAAAGACCCATTCAACAATCGAATAAGAGACATCAACAGATGGAAAGCAACTGATGAACTATCTGAAATCACCTTTGATATGGGTCACGAGGCAGCTCTCACCTGGGATCTACCCGCCTCCTACGTCTGTGTTGTTAGGGCAATCAAGCCCGATGGCAAGATCGAAGAGAGATCATACCGCCAAGGTATAGCAGCTAAACGGTACATGAAAAACTTACTCATGAATGACTGCGATTATGTAGTCATGACTGGTAATGCAATCCTTGACACATTACATGACCTATTATGACACTCAACCCACATGACCTATCAGAACTATTGGACAGATTAGGTTACTATGTTGATGATGAGACAGGCGAGGTCAGTCTTGAGCTTGATCCATGTGGTTTGCCCACTATCGACAAGTTTTTAGTTACTCTAGCGTCTCAAGGTCAGCTATTAACCAAACGCAATCCAGAATATGAGCTTGGTTTCTACTTGCCAAACTGGAAATGCTTCAATAGTATGGAGGAGTACTGCTCAGTATTCCCAAATGAACAACAATGTAAAATGTACGATGACTAATTTGACACAACGCCAAATTGACCGTCTTGATGACTACGAATACTCACTCTTTCTAGCTTATGGTGACTCATACAAACCTACACCGACAATTCCTTCTCGAACAAGAAGCGATCAGCTGTGGGAGGCAAAGACTTCACGATTCTTTAGAGAAACTAGAAGGGAAATCCTACGCTTCCGCAAGCGTGTACGGGGTGTCATCAATCAGAGAGGCACTCCCGTATTTAATAAAGACCGTTGAAGACACCTTCTGCCGATTAAGTACAGGACAGGCTGGTAAGTTCTATAAAGAAATATCTTTGTATCTTGATGAACTTGAACCATTAGCTATTGCTACTATACTGTTGAAGGTTACTTTTGACAGGGTGTTCAGTACAAAAAGACAGATGAATCTTATTGTCCCAACCATGACTTCCATTGGCTCTGCTCTTGAGTCAGAGTGTAAGTTTAGGTGGTACAAAGACAACCATCCAGGGCTGATGCACTACATAAGTGATAAGTATTTCCATGATTCCTGTGGAACTATGCAGAAACAAGCTATTGCTAGTAAAAAGTTTGGTGAGCATGGTATACGATGGGCAGCATGGGGTACAAAAACTAAAATATCACTAGGTAGATGGGGACTAACTGCAGTTATGGATTCAACCCAATGGTTTACCATAAGCAAACGTAAGACCCAACGCAAACGTTACGAATACAAGGTAGTACCTACTCCTGAATTTGAATCGAAACGTGATGAACTCATTAAATCAGCAGAATTATTCTCTGGTATACCTTGGCCAATGCTAGTTGTTCCAGATGAATGGGGATATGATGAGACAGGCAACATTATCTACGGTGGTTATCTAACCAATCGTATGATGAGAGGGCATGATCTTACTCGTAAAGGAAACCCCACCATTAAACACGGGGAAGCACCTATTAACTTTTTAAACAAGTTACAGCGGGTGAAATACTGTGTAAATCGTCATGTACTGGAAGTAGCAGAGGAGATGAGGTTAAGAGGTAGAGTAATAGGTAAGTTTATACCTATAACTTCAGCTTACAAACCACCACGTCCTGCTGATGCTGATGATAATGCTGAGTCTAACTTGTCATGGAGAAGATCTATGGCTGAGGCTTACAATGCTGACCGTATCAATTTTAAAAGATCAGTCAGAACCAGAACACAACTAGAGGCAGCTGAGAAATTTAAAGATGAGTCGTTTTACCTATGTTGGTCTTTCGACTACAGGGGAAGAGCATACCCCATCCCAGCTTTCCTCACACCTCAAGATACAGACTTTGGGAAGGCACTCTTGGTCTTCGCTGATGAGTCTAGTGTGACAGATGAAGCAGAGCTATGGCTTTCGTTTCAAGTGGCTACTACATTTGGTCTCGATAAATGTACACTAGAGGACAGACATCAATGGGTGTCTGAGAATCATGAACTCATCACTAAAGTTGCTACTGACCCTGTTAGATACTTGTCTGATTGGGAAGAGGTAGACGAACCTTGGCAATTCATGTCTTCATGTCATGAATACTACCACTGTTGTATTGTTAAAGACAAGTTAACTACTGGTCTTATGGTAGCCGTTGATGCAACCTGTTCTGGACTCCAGATACTTGCAGGGATGGCAGCCGACAAAAGTACAGCAGAGCTTGTAAACGTAGTACCTAGTGCAAAACCTAGTGACGCTTACAAAGCGGTGGCAGATAAGGCTAAAGAGTTTCTCCCAGATTACATGCACCCTTGGATGAATCGTTCCGTGTGCAAACGCACCGTGATGACAATTCCCTACAATGCTACTAAGGATAGTAGTCGCAAGTACATACGTGAGGCATTACTTGAAAAGGGTATCAATCCTACAAAGGATGAATTAACACAGGTTGTCAATGCTATTTACAGTAGTATGGACAGTATTGTGCCTGGACCAATGAATGTGATGCGATGGATAAAGAAGCATATCGGACAGTACATCAGAGATGGTGCTACTGAAGTTGAATGGGTCACACCATCTGGTTTTATTGTCAATCAAAAAAGAAATGATATTGAAACTATGAGGATGGAGCTGCAGTTATTAGGGCGTACAAGTGTAAGAATACCTACGGGTAAAGAGACACCTAGTCCTATTAAACATAAGTCTAGCACTGCACCCAATTATATTCATTCATTCGATGCTTCGATCCTTCACAGATCTTTTAGTCAATTTGATGAACCATTCACAGTTATCCATGACTCTGTTCTTTGCCGAGCAGGAGACATGGGAACACTCAATCGCCTTGTGCGAGAAACCTACACCAATATCTTTTCCGAAAAGTGTTGGCTCTCAGAATTTGCAGAGACCATCAACGCCTCGGAACCACCGCCAATCGTTGGAACATTAGACCCTACAGTCGTTTCCAATTCCACCTATTTTTTCTGTTAACCATGCACACTTACGTAACACCCCAACCTGTAACACTTGATGGCTTCCAAGCTATCCTAAAAGCAGGTGAGTGGGGATACAAACTATCAGCTCTTGTTAAAGAAGAGTTAGTATCTAAACTTGAAGAAGAGCGTATATCAGCTCTTGAATGGGCAAAGAGTAAGGCAAAGAATCCTAAAAGGGTCACAATCAAGCCTGAACCTTGGGAAGAACTTGATAATCAGAAGGGTACTTACCATGTACGTTTCAGCTGGAGAGATGGCGACAAATTTATTCCTGTTGTTGTTGATACAGAAGGAACAGAGATTAAAGATAAAGACACACCAATCTACAGTGGTAGTAAAGTTAAACTAGCTTTCTTCCAGAAACCTTATGTACTTCCAAGCGGTGACATTGGTACATCATTAAAACTAAAGGCAGTTCAAGTTATTAGTCTTAATAGCGGAGCTGGTGTAGTAGACAATGGTGACATGACACCCGAAGAGGCAGCAGATTTATTTGGTGCTGCTAAAGGTTTTAAGGTTGAAGATCCTAATGTTGAAGCAGCTGGTACACCTGCCTCAGTAGAGGCTGACGACTTCTAATGCGTAGTCATTTAGAAGAACAAGTTGCTGACTTGTTAGATCAAATGAAAGTGCCTTATCAGTATGAATCTGAGAAGTTACCTTATTTAATCGAGGCAAACTACATCCCCGACTTCAAGGTTGGGGATATATACCTCGAAGCTAAGGGTTACTTCCCTCCAGAACAGAGGCGTAAGATGAAAGCTGTAAAAGAATCTCATCCAGACTTAGACATTCGTATTATATTCCAATCACCTAACAATAAAATTTCCAAACGTTCCAAAACTACATACGCAAAATGGGCAGAAAAGAACGGTTTCCCTTGGTGTGCTTACTATGCAATCCCAGTTGACTGGCTCCGATGAATCAACATTCTTATATCACACCAGCTGTCCTAGTTGCGGTTCGTCAGACGGTAATTCCGTATATGATGATGGACATACTTATTGTTTTGTATGTAACCATTTTAGTAGCGGGGAGCCATGTGACGATAGTGGCAGACAGGTCAAGACAGCTATGTTAAAAGGTGAACCTGTAAAACTAAGGAAGAGAGGTCTATCAGAAGAGACCTGTCGTAAATACCGCATCCATATGGACGGTGACACCTTACGCATGCACTATTTTACCAAAAATGGTCAAGTATGTGCAGCAAAAGTCAAAACAAAGGACAAAGACTTCTGGATGGAAGGTAATAATACTGACCATCAACTTTTTGGGCAAAATTTATTCCCAGATAAAGGCACTCGACTTACCATATATGAAGGTGAGTTAGACGCAGCCTCTGGATGGGAGGCACAACCTAAGTGGCCACATGTATCCATACCAAATGGAGCAAAGGCTGCAAAGAAATCATTACAAAGGGTTCTTGATTTACTTCAAAACTATGAAGAAGTTGTTTTATTCTTTGACAATGATGAGGCAGGTAGACTGGCAGCACAAGAATGTGCAGAACTGTTACCGCCTGGGAAAGCTAAAATTGCCCACCTTGAGAAGTATAAAGATGCTTCTGAGGCACTACAAGCAGGAGATGCTGAGGCAGTAAGACGAGCCATCTGGGATGCAAAGACATACAGACCAGACGGTATTGTTGATGCCAAGTCTCTGCTTGAACTAATCACCACACCCACACCCCCCGCTGACCATGATTACCCATTTCAAGGATTACAAGACAAGCTGCACGGCATACGGTATGGAGAACTTATCACAATTACTTCGGGATCTGGTACAGGAAAATCCAGCTTCTGTAGGGTTCTTGCAAGTCATCTTCTCAACAGACAAGAACGAATCGGTTACTTGGCACTTGAAGAATCTAACCGTAGGACGGCTCTCGGATTAATGTCCGCACAGCTCGGCAAACCTTATCACCTTGAAGAATATGAACGAGCAGAACTCGAATACGCCTACAACAGTACTATTGCTAATTGGAATCTTTTCTTGTTCGATGGCTTTGGCAGCTATGACCCTGACACAATTTACAGTAGGATCGAATACCTCGCCTGTGGATTGGAGTGTCGTGTTATTTTCCTTGACCACCTCAGTATATTGCTGAGTGGATTGGACGGAGATGAGAGACGTATGATAGATATTACAATGACCAAGTTACGATCACTTGTTGAACGTACTGGTATCACATTGTTTCTTGTATCACATCTCAGACGTACTCAGTCAGATCAAAACCATGAGGAAGGGGCACGTGTAACACTAGGACAACTGAGAGGATCTGCTGCTATTGCACAGTTATCTGATACAGTCATCGCCCTTGAACGTGACCAACAAGACCCAAACAAACAGAACACCACCACTCTTCGTGTCTTGAAAAACAGAAACAGCGGAGAGGTTGGAGTTGCTAACCAACTGATCTATGACCTACGAACATGCACCTTCACCGAACATGAAGTTACGCCCGACTTCGACCCGACCACAGACTTCGGGTAGTATTAATCTAGCGTTTGACATAGAAACAAACGGATTAGATTGTACTGAAATACATTGTATAGTTACACAAGACCTAGATACTGGTCTAGTAACTGAGTACAATGACCAAGCTACTCCAAACTACAGCATTGCTAATGCAGTAAATGACTTGGAGGTAGCAACTAACATTATATCTCACAACGGTATAATGTATGACATACCGCAAATTAAAAAACACTTTCCTTTTTATAAGGGTCATGCTAAACATTGGGACACTCTTATATTGAGTAGGTTCTTCCACCCTAATATGCTAGAGCTAGACCTCAGACGTAAGTGGGCTATGATGCCAGCTCGTTTGTATGGTTCACATAGTCTCGAAGCATATGGTTACAGGCTACGCTGTTTTAAAGATGGCTTTGCCAAGACCACTGACTGGCAAGAATGGTCACAAGAAATGCAGGACTACTGTAAAAAAGACGTTGCTATCTTAGCTAAATTATGGACACATTTCCAAAAATCCCTCAAAGCGTTGTCTTAGAACATGAGATAGCAGA